AGACACCCCCAAGATCAGGGTGTGTATAGGAACGCAAAAGGACAGGATTGATTTCTCGTCTGATCCAACAGGGAAAGTTACACTGTTGGGTCATGACCAGGAATACTTCAAGCTAAGTGATCCTGGACCGCATCACACCATCTATTCGGTGGCGTCTGCTTTCCAGGACATATGTTTATCGACGATTGACGACCACCGTCCTCTGTTTTTACCGAGGCAGGTGAATGGTGTTGGGAAACCACCACCACAGTGGTCAGTCGAATCATGGCTGAATATCATTTCGCGAAGTAGGACTTGGCACGCCAAGTACTACATCTGCGTTATGAAAGAATTTATTGAGGGAAGACAGGATATCACGGGTTACCGTGGAACCCTGAAAGAATCAAATCACTTCGCCACCGAAACGATGGTAGAAGTCTTTGAAATTCCCAAAGACGATCCAATCAGGAGGCTAATCGTTGTTCCCCGTGAGGAGCACAGCGAATGGCCACCTGGTGTTTTGCAAAAATTGGTAACCTTGGGATACTTAGTACCGGAGTCTAAGTTGTCCAAGTATTACCTTTTCCAGGAAAGGCTTGAAACCCTTGAACAGGACACGAAACGTGACCTATTCGAGGTGGTCAAAGCCAAGATGATTAATCTGCCTGATGTATCTTCCGTTGATGAAAACAGGAAGATCGTCAAGCGATTTGTGAAAGAGTTTAGGGACTATCCTTTCTTGCTGCGAGGCAAGAGAGAAGAGAACCTTTACGCTGCTGCTGCGGTTGACGGACTCGAGAAAGGAAATCCACTGACGGTTCCTCACTCGTTTCCGCTGATCGCAAAATTCTGCAAAAGAGTCAGGCCATCCACCCCTTACGAGGAGGATGGCTTGCTCTTGTATCAATGGTTTATGGGGGCCTACAAGGCAAAGATTAACAATTGGCCTGTAGACCTCCCACCTACTGACATTCTCGAAGACGACCCCATCATGATTCAAAAGATTCAAGCTGGGGGCGCCGACGTATTTCTACTTATCACAGATGACGTGAAATTGTACAGGTTAGCCCTGAACAAATTCCCGGACACCTGGGTCTTCCGAGTTAGTCCCCTGGAGTATCTACAATCAAATACATGGTTGATAGAGCAAAAGGGGGCTGATGCTGATTACGACGAGGCGCTCACAGAACATTTTCAACAAACGTTCGGTGAGTCAAACTTTACCGTCGAAGCCCTTGTGGACAAGGGCTCGGTGGAAAGCTACCTCAATAAATATCATGAAGCGGAAGGGGGGGTTTACTGGCACACAGTAGGCATCCCCTGGCGCAAATCCGTAAAACGTTCCAACATGGAGAGGAAGCCAAGACATGGCTTCATCAACGCGCCGGAATCAAAATGCTTTGAAGATCTTAGATGGCCTCTCTCCTTTATGGGGAGGGAGACCTACCTTATCTTCAAGAAATCGTTGCAGACCACTTGACCCCCTTTACCGAAGCAAAGGTAAGGGAAGCGGTTATGTCGGGTCGAACTCACATGACCTGCGAACGGCTTAGGGCGAACTTGCGCTCAAGCCCGCCGTACGGTTATCGGCTC